AACGACACTCACACAGGTCATCATCTTGACAATATAAGGGAACAAACCACGACAAAGTTTCCCAAACAAAAACACACTCAACACTATTACAACTAACTATATATACAGATACACTATTTACAACACTAACTAACAGACATGCAAACAAACACGAATCAAAATTGTTCAGTAGGAGGCTTTCCTCAACTACTCTATAAATTATGTCATAAAAAGTTAAAAATCCGACAGACCCTGGCCTACCTTGGACACGATTACAAACCAATTAATCGCCGATCCACCAGGGTTGTTTGTGTTGATTTTAAGGAACACGTTATTAGTTGGGGCACTAGTAGTACCGGTTCCTATAGGCACGCGCGCTCTTGCGATCACTTGTGTAGTCGAGCCACCACCCATTGGCAATGGTGGCTCCCACTCGGATGAAGTGGCTGTCGGGACCCACATAGCACCCGAATAATCAGACACGTTAACGAGGTTCAGATTCACGCAGTTAGCGGAGTCAACAATGTAAGCGTCGCCTGAAACTCCACTATCAGGCTGGAAGCCGATATTGAAGCACAGAACGTCACCATTGCAGACATTGCTAACTGTGATTCCAACACCCCAATGTGCGTCGTTCACAGGAGCTACAGTGATGCCATACACATTAGAATATCCGGGCAGACTACCAGTTATACTCATATTGTGCGTGCCGTTGTCCTTCATCTGCCCTGACCAATGAGCAGATGGGGACATGTTGATACCCTGTCTAGGCGCGCTTAAAGTAACATCGACAAGTGCCCAGATTTCGGCCAATTTGGTACCAACGGGGATAGAGGTCGCACAACCGATTTGAAACGTGCCATAATCGGTTGCAGTAACCGGCGCCTCTGTGGGCCCATTGCGCACAAAATAGACATTTTGGGTATTGCGTGATTCCGCGCACTCAATACCATAGACCATACACACGTCGGGCCTCGCCGACAGTGCATATGCACTATTCTCCATGTCCACTTTTGTGGTATAGGGCGCCTGATATGGGTTGTAATTGGCTGACAATACTACTGAGCCCATACCAGGGTTAGCGCTGTACGCGCTGGTCGTGCTAACATACTCGAATGCGAGCCCACCAAAGTAGTACTCGGTGTAGTTGTTAGCAGTCTTGTTTAGGAATGGGAAAGTTTGGCATAGACCAGGATTCAACTGGAACGTAATCACACCAAAATTGTCCGGGTTAGTTAAAGTGTTCATATCCTCCGTCACCGTAAAATCACCCAAAAACTCGCGGTGGAATATGCGAACACGCTTGTCATCACCGGCGAATTGCAGGGGCAATCCCTTGGTATCCTTGGAGAAC